TCAGGTCGAGAAATTTCATAAGGAGCTAGAAATGAAAGAATTTATGGTTATCCCACGGGGCTTTAATGGCTTGCCGATGGAAGAAGAATTTTTGACCAACGCAGAGAATAAAAAGAACTATGCCGTTGCGGTGGCTGATTGGAACTATGGCCCTGAAATGCCAACCAATGAGCCTGGTGCAAATAAGGAGTTTTACGCAGGATTGGCAGAAGCGATGCAATGCGATGAAAAAGACGCAAGACGCAAGCATTGCTCGAACTGCGAATACTACGATAACAGCTTTATGACCCAAGTAAGGATTGAGCGCATCCCAATGGCGGCTTATGACAAGGGCGCAGGGTTCAGGGGTCACTGCGAAAAGCTGAACTTTATCTGTAACGATATGCGGGTTTGTCAGGCTTGGGAAGACAGAGAATATGAGGATTGACCTTTTGTCAATTTGTGCGAAAATCAAGCCGCTGAGTTCTGGCATCCAGCGGCCTGCCCTAATTAGGAGTTGTGCATGGTTACGGTTGGAATTACAAAGCAGCATTTGATGGAGGTCTATTCAGACCCTTACATCACAAAAGTTGGGCATGATAATCGCCCTGCTGCGCCAATCCAACACCCAAATGTTACTTATCTTTCAGCATGGGTTGATGGCAAATTCTCTGGTGCTTTTATGGCTATAAAGCAAAGCGCAGTCGAGTTAGAACTTCATGCACTGCTTAAAAAATCAGCATTGAAAGAATCTCGTGATCTTGGCCTTGCTTGTCTAGCGTGGGCTTTTGCTCAACCAATCTTACGTGTCACGGCTTACGTTATTGAAGGATTTGATATGGCAAAGAATTATTGCATCAAGTTAGGCTTCAAAGTAGAGGGTTGCAGGCGCTGTGCCTGTGTGCAAAATGGCGTAATCAAAGACGTTTATGTGTTGGGCATGACCCGACAGGAATGGAGCGCAGTATGAGTTTTATTGGCGATTTAATTGGTGATGTTTTTGGCGGAATTACTGGCGCAAAGCAAGCTGGAAAAGCAGCCGAAGCTGCAGGCCAAACGCAATCAGCAGCCGCACAAGCAGGCATTGAGGAACAACGCAGACAGTTTGACAAATTTGTCGAATTAATGTCGCCTTATGTTACAGCAGGCACTGGCGCATTAAAAAGGCTTGCGCCTTTTGAGGAAGCAGGGGCAAGATCATTTGAAGAACAGCAAGCTCTTTTGGGTTTGCGTGGCCCAGAGGAAGAACGTGCCGCTATTGAGCGATTGACGGGTGGTGAAACATTTAAAAGTTTAGCCCAGCAAGGCGAGGAAGCATTGTTGCAACGTGCGTCTGCCACAGGTGGATTGCGTGGTGGAAATATCCAAGCGGCATTGGCTCAATTTAGACCACAGCTTTTGTCTGGCTTAATTGAACAGCAATACGGGCGTTTGGGTGGTTTATCAGCTACTGGGCTTGGTGTGACATCAGACATATTGTCAAGAGGGCAAGCATCGGCTGCTGGTCAAGCTGGCGCTGGTCAGCAACTTGGTGCAAATATATCTGGTCTTTTGGGTCAGCAAGGCGCAGCAACAGCAGGTGGTCAGCTTGCTCGTGGCGCAGTGCCTGGTCAAACATTTGGTCAACTTTTGCAACTTGGTGGCGCTGTTGCGGGTGCTATGGGTGGTTTTGGTGGTGGTGCTGGCGTTGGCGCTGGCGCTAGTGCTGGTGCTGGTTCACCAAATTTAGGTTATATGGGCGGTGGACAAGGCTTAAGACCACGAGGCCCTATTTTTTAAGGTGAGATTATGGTGCAACCAATCAATTACATGGCGCAGATACCGCAACCCGATCTTGGTCGGAGTTTGCTAAGTGGATTGCAGCTTGGCTCAAGTATTCGTGAGATGCAAGAAAGAAGTGCAGCAACAGAGCAAGCGCAATTAGCCAAACAGCAATATGCCAATGACTTACAGCAGGTACTCCAAAACCCCTCTATGAAGGCATTTAATGAGTTTTCATTAAAGTACCCGCAACAAAGAGAAGTGGTAAAAGATGTGGCGAGTCGATTTTCCACAGAACAATTAGATAATGAATTTAATGTTGGCAGAGACGTTGCTATTGCACTTGAAAATAATGAACCCGACGTTGCATTGAATATTGTTAGTAAAGCAACCGAAGCAAGAAAAGGGTCTAATTTATCAACAGCAGTTTACGATCAGGTGCAAAAAATCCTGTTAAACACTGATGACCCAGACCGCATCAAAAAAGCCAAAGCGCAAACAAATTTTGCTTTAACTTTGCTTAATCCAGAAAAATTTGGCAAAGTTGTTGAATCTTTAGAAAAGCAAAAACTTTTGCCTGAAGATGGGTTTAAAATTTTGACAGAGGCAGAAAGAACAACTGCAAAGTTACCAGAAGGCGTTTATCAAAGAGGGCCAAAAGGAGAAATTAAGTTACTGTCAGCATCAAAGGAACAATTTAAACTTCTTACACCAGCAGAGGTAAAAGCAGCAGGGTTGCCAGCAGGTTCATACCAACAAGGCCCATCAGGTGAAATTAAAACAGTTGTAAAAGAACCTCTTGTTGTTATTGGAGATCAATCAAAAAGAGATACTTTGGCACTTAAAGAACTTGATGTGCCAAGAGCGCAGGAGTTTTCTGCGGCAGCAGCATCTGCACGAACACTTGCAAGAGACTCAAGAGTTATATCAAATCTGCTTAAAGGCAAAGGCGGTGGTGCTGTAATTAAGTTAGGTACTGATATTGCCAAAAATTTAGGATTTACAACAGACACCGTAGTTGCAAATGATCTTGCTAATTCCTTGGCAGTTCGTGGTGCAACGCAATTGAGACCCCCTGGCTCTGGTTCTACATCTGACATTGAATTCAGGGCGTTTGTTTCTGCTTTCCCGTCATTGGCAAACTCAGAAGATGGCCGTGAATTGATGGCAAAGTATGCAGATGCTTTTGCAAAACGATCAGCAAAAATTGCAGACCATGCAAGAAAACTAATTCGTGCAGACAATTACAGCGAAGAGGAAATTGCTCGGTTTGATGAAAGTCTTGGCCCAATTCTTGCCGATGACTTTTATAGCTTAACAAGACAAGGGCGCAGGGCAAATGTTCCTGTATATACGCCACCAGCCGCATCACCAGTTGTAGCACCAGCTGCAGCACCAGCATCTGCCACACAAGCGCCAAGAACAGTTGATTCAGTGCTCCAGCAATACTTGCGCCGATAAAAAGAGGTAAACATGGCAACGCTTCAAGAATTAGAACAGGCACTAATAAATGCAGATGCTGCGGGTGATGTTGAGGCTGCAACATTATTAGCGCAGGAAGTCCAGAAACTTAGGCAACCAGTAGCTGGTGTCGCAACACCACCAGAGCCAAGTCAAACAATGCAAGCCCCAATAGCAAAGCAACAACAAGATGGTTTTTTTACTACGTTAAAAAATATTCCTGCCGCTATTGTGGAGTCTGTAACTGGAAGTGGTCGTGCAACAGATGTCACTAGAACATTGCCAGAGTGGACATCCATGCCAGAACTAAATTCGTTTAGTTTTCAAAGTGCTTGGAGTGGTTTAGGAACATTACTGTCTAGCCCAGAGCAAGCAGTAGAAATAATAAAATCTAATTACCCTAAAACAGAAGTCATGCAAGATGAAAAGGGAAATTTCATTTTGCGAAGTTCAATAGATGGTAAGGATTACGCAATCCCACCAGGCTTTTCTATGGGCGATATACCAAGGGCTGTTGGTGGTGTTTTGGCTTTTACGCCTGCTGGGAGAGCCACAACTGTTTTAGGAGCTGCTGGTCGTGCCGCTGGAACGCAAGCAGGTATTGAGGCGGCAAAGGTTATCTCTGGTGCAGAATTTAAGCCCCAAGAAATTGCAAAAGAAGTTGCTGTTACAGGTGGTTTAGAGGCGGTTGTGCCTGGTGGATCAAGAGTAATTAAAGCAGTAAGGGGTTCACCTACACCACCACCACCTCGCATTGAGCCTACTATGGATGGCGTGACACCGCCTGTTAGTGCTCCACCCGTTAGTGCGCCTACTATGCCTATGCGTGAACTTGCGGAAACAACAAGAGTTGCGGCTGGTGAAACTCGCATACCAGGCGCACAAACAAGAGCCATGCAAGTCTTGGCCTCTGAAACAGCTCCAAACCCAAAAACAATCGAAGCAGCAAAAAGGCTTGGAATTGACCAATATCTTCAGCCAGACCATGTGACGACAAATCAAGTTTATCGTGAACTTGCTCAAGCTGTTAAGTCTGTGCCTGGCTCACAAGCTCGTGCTGCAGAGTTGGAGGGCTTCAGAATTATTGGTGATCGTGCTGATAAGTTAGTGGCTGACATTGGTGGTACAAAAGACCTTAGCACATTATCTGCAACTGTGCAAAAGAGGATGCAATCTCAAGTTGATGAACTTGCCACTGAAACTAAAGGGCTATTTGACAATGTTATCAACAAGGCAATACCAGCCAGGGCCGAAGTTAATCCTCAAAGTATTTTGAATTACCTAATCACCCGTGGCGAAGATCTTGGTGGGTTGCAGAACTTGTCTGCAATGGAAAAAGATGTATTTAGGCGGCTATCTCCGCAAGTGAGAAAAGTTGATGGTGTTGATGTTGAGATTTTCCCAACCTATGCACAATTAGATCAAGTCAGAAAAGACATTGGTTCTGCTTACAAGCAAGCAGGCCCATTTAAAGATGCTGACCGAGGTGCTCTTGACGCACTGTATAAGCCACTTTCACAAGATCAAAAAGCCGTTGCTCAAAGTTTTGGTGTAGGTGAGGCTTTTGAAACGGCAAACAAGGCGGTGGAAGTTAGAAAATCCATCGAAAAGGACATGACCTCATTGTTTGGCAAACAGTTACATCTGAGCATGGTGGATAACATTACTGGCGCAATGAGAGCATTGCCAAAAGGTGATGAGAAAAAACTCATTAATTTATTGAAAGCAGTCCCACAGGATATGCGTCAAGAGGTCGTAGCTTCTGGTTTAAATACAGCATTTGGTCGTGCCGCCTTGGACAAAAAACTTGGCTTTAATGAGTATGCAACTTGGTATCAAGGTTTGTTAGATAATAAGCAAGCTTACGCAGCTGTGATGTCGAACCTACCACCTGGTGCAAGCAAGCAACTATCAGACCTTTACAGGGTGTCTAGAGGCATTGCATTGGCATCAAAAGAACGTATTGTTACAGGCCGTATACAAGCCGCAGAGCAAGCATTGTTTGATAATGCCGATAACTTTATTGGCAAGATTGTAGAGGCAGGTAAAAAAGGTGCGATTGTGTCAACAGTCGAAATGGCAGGGCGTAGCGTAGGTATGCCTGGCGTGGGTATTGCTGCCGCTGTTGCATCTGCTGTTTCAAAAAGTAAAACCCCAATGCAACAAGCCGCAGATGATCTTTTATCTTCACGCGAGTTTTTGCAAGCTACAAGGGATGTTGCACAGGGAAACAACAAAAAGGCGGCAGAACAAGTTGCAAAAAGCAAGGCGTTTATAAAGTTTGCAAAAGAATTAGGGATGCCACAGAAAATGGACTATCGCGTTCAATGGCTTTTAAGTACCATGCAGGCAGGCCGTCAATTCGGCGAGGAGAATGAATAAATGTCAGCACTATCAGTAGAACCACCATACCCAGCGTTTGCGGATGCTGATGGACAGCCACTTGATGATGGTTACATCTGGATTGGCACAGTCAACCTGAATCCAATTACAAACCCGATTGCTGCTTATTGGGATTCAGCACTGACGATCACTGCTGTCCAACCTATTCGTACCAGTGGGGGTTATCCTGTCTACCAAGGCACACCAGCACGTATTTACACAGCAAGCGATTACTCTATTCAAGTGCAGAATAAAAACGCCACGGTCGTCTATACCTCGCTGAATGACAATGCTTTTGGTAGTGGCGCTGTCGTAACAAATGCAACTGGCACAGGCACACAGACTATTTTTTCAGTCACATCAAGACCTGTGGCAATTTATATCAATGGTGTGTATCAGAATCAAAACACTTACACATTTGCAAATGGCAATGTAACATTCACACAAGC